GCCTCAGGTGCTGAGGCGCGTCGCGATGGGCCCCCGGCTATGCCCTGACGGATTTGGTTCCGCATATTGCCTCACGTCAGGTGTCCTCTGGCCCCCTCCCGCGACCGGTTCGGTACCGACCCCCAGACCACGTCCCCTTGACGTGGCTTGGTGGCCTGCGTAGGTGATGTCGCACCTATAACAGTAGAACGCTTTCTACAGCAGTAACCATTAAGTCACTAGAGGGAGTGACAAATTGCTCTTAATCTAACATATAATGTTAAATCAAGTAAACAACTGGTTAATTGCCGGAGGAGGCATCAAGAAGTTAACTGACTTCTTGGTGCTCCTTTTTGGTGTGGGCGCATTGTCCGACCTCAGTCGGTCAATACGCTCCCTCTACCGTCACAACGGTGCTTCATTTACCGTCTTATACTTAAAAGAGTGTAAGCGGGTAGTGGAGCACTTTTGTTCCGGTGAGGCCCTTGTTAATACCATTAGTCCGCCGTTCGTCGGTTTAAGAAAGGGTTTACCTTCTTTCTTGCCGGCGGACCTTAGGAAGAGGATTCGCGGTGGTGACAGGGTTGGCATTATGCTAACCTTGACACTTCTCGGGCTTTATCGGGGACTTTCTGTCCCCCCTAAAGTCAAGGTCGAGACCGTCACCGATGCTTACTCTGGAGAGAGTGAGCATTTGATGGGGTTCTCCGACACCGTGAAGCTCTTTCTAGGCCATCTGCAGATAGGGAAACTTAAAAGACCCCGACTGTGGTTAAGTACCAGTGTAGGTCCTCATGGGATGATGGGTAGTGTTAGTGCCATCAGAGACGCAGCCTCGCTGGTCTCTGGTGTTCACAACACCATCCGTCTATTCCAGGAGGAGTACGCTGGTGCAGTCTATGGGCGTAGGTACAGAGTCTGGTTTTCGATGCAGATCAGGTTCTTTGCCTTCGTCCATTGGATACTATATCCATCTTGGACTGCGCTGTCTGGTGTGACGTCTTGGCTTAGTCGACTCCATCGTATAGAGGAGCCGGCTGGGAAGGTGCGTATCGTGGCGATCACAGATTATTGGACGCAGCTTCTTATGAAGCCCGTCCATAATCTTGTGTTCGACATTCTGCGTACCATCCCTCAAGACGGAACATTTGACCAGGAAGCCTGTGTTACCCGCCTCAAGGATTCGATCCTTTGAGGTTTGGGTGAGCATGGTAAGGATTTTACCGTTTACTCATATGACTTGTCTGCTGCGACTGACAGGATGCCAGTGCACCTGTACCAGGAGTTACTCTCTCATATCATTGGATTTGAGGAAGCAACCCTCTGGAAGCATCTCTTAACCGCCCGTAAGTGGTGGGACAGAGATTCTGTATGGAGTGTGGAAGAGGGACTCCGTCCGGATGGACCCTGGTTATCCCGTCTTTATGCAGTAGGCCAGCCTATGGGGGCTTACTCTTCTTGGGCATTATTGGCTTTGGCACACCATGCCTTAGTTCAGTACTGCGCAGGGTTGGTAGGTCGCACTTCTTGGTTTGAAGATTACAGTATCGTCGGGGACGATATTGTCATCTTTGATCATGAAGTTGCGAAACGGTATCGCGAGGTGATGTCGGATCTAGGGGTTGTTATATCTGAGGAGAAATCCTTGATATCGCATACGGGTGTTTTCGAGTTTTGTAAGAGACTCGTTACACCTCAAGGTGACGTAAGTGGGATACCGGTTAAACTATTGTATCAAGTTTTCCGTTATCCTATTGATGCGGGTGTCGTTATACGACACCTTCACCGTCGTGGCTTTGCCTTATTTCCCATCGCCGTTGCGCGTGCAATTTCCTTACTTTCGGCACGCTCTGTTGACCTTAAGAAAGCCATCAGAACGTATCCGGTCAGTATCAGAGTTGTACTCACAACTTTGGTGCAGCCAGCCTATCCTTGGTGGAGAGGTATCTGGTTGGTAGTCCATGCGCAACGCCTCTCTGTGGTTGATCTTCATGAGATCCTAACTGTAGGATCTAAGATCCCCACGGACGAGTTGGGTGCGTATGGGCTCCTTGAGACTACCTCCTTCCAGGGTTGGCTGAACCGCCTTCACCCAGGTAAATGGGTGGACTCACTTGAAACGGTGAGCCCGGGTGTACGACGCTGGCTCTTAAAGAGTTGGCCCCTTACAGGGCTTAAACAATTTGGGGTTAGTTCGGAGTTCACCGGGGGGCTAGTTCGGTTTATCCTGTTAGTGGGTACACCACTGGGGTGGTGGTTGATGGGGGAACTCATCAATCGCTATCTCCAACTCTTGAACATTGCCATTTTGGCTTTGCTCGAGAGTATGGGGACACCCGGAGAGCAAAGGATGATGTCCGGATACGTTTTCTTTAGGAAGCGTGTCCGTGATCGGATTCTGGAGCTCTACCGTGGGCACTCTCTTGAGTACCTATCTGCGGTGAGTAGGGCGCGGACGCGGTCTACCTTCAACTTCCACTTCGCTGCGGATAGCAACCGCGACGAACGACGAAGGAGAAGGCAGATGGCGTGGGTACAACGGGCTCTGAGTAAGTACGAGGGCACGCTGCCCCCGTTCTACCCGGAGCTCCCTGTACCGACTAATGGCCCTTAATTGGGTCTCAGAGGTATAGGCTATGTTGTCTGGTTGGCCACCCGCACTGTCCGCTTTGCTCGCAAAACGGGTATCAGTACTGGGCTAGTTAGTAGGTCCCTGTGGATACCACTAGGTAGTTCTGTGCTGGTATTGGTACCAGAGCACGTCCCCACCCGGGAGAGACAAGAGGCACCCACTGCTACTGGGTAGCAGACAGTGTGATGCTTCATAGCCTGTCTCGTCCCATAGTAACCATACTACTAGTATTTACTACTTGCCACACCACGAGGGTCGTGATGGTGGGGTAGTGGCCTACCAGCGCCTTGTAGGAGGTAAGTGGTACGTATTAGGAACTGGGTTATAGCTATGGGCTCCGAGGCCTACCTGCGGCGTGCCCTCTGACCAAGGGGCGTCAAAAGGCGTAATGCCATCTAGGTACGACTCCGAAGCCTCATCGCTCTGCTGAGGTTAAACAGGGAGCTCGGATCGAGGAAATACTCGTGTTGGAATTCCCGGTTGGTT